TAGATACAGGTGCTGAGGGAAGCACCCAATTACTAGGAAAAGAAACATATCAGTTTTCTGATGGGACTCTCCAAATTTTAAATAGCAATTACATAGTCTCTGCAAATGTAATTTTTGAAGGATTATTTCCAACATATCTTTCAACTTTACAGTTTGATGCCACAAATACAGACATACAATATTTTACTGCAGAAGTAAACTTCAAGTATAATTACTACAGAATAGTTAATGCAACAGGAACTCCTTTATGATTTCTCTTGATGAAATTCAAATGATGTGGAAGGAAGATTCAGAAATTAACATAGATGATCTTCACAATGAATCTTTAAAAGTTCCACTACTACATTCAAAATATTATGAAATTTATAATAATGTAACTCTTTTGAGAAAGCAGGCACATATAAATTACAAAACCAAAAAACTAGAAAGATCTAACTTTTATAGTGGAAAGGCAGATCCAGAAGTCTACAAGGAAGAACCTTTCCCATACAAAGTTAGGGACAAAGAAAGTCTTTCTAGGTATTTGGAAGCAGATGAACAACTGAATAAAATATTACTTAAAATGGATTATTATGATACAATATTAAAATATATTGAAGAAATCATAAAAATGATTTCCAGTAGAACTTATCAAATTAAAAACTCAATTGACTTTTTGAGATTCCAAGCAGGTATGTAATATGTCTGATTTAGTTATTACAAAAAAGAATGAAATCTATTTGAAGATTGAATGTGATGCTCATATCAAATATGAACTAAGTGATCAGTTTACATTTGATGTCCCTGGGGCAAAATTCATGCCTCAGTTTAGAAGTAAGCATTGGGATGGAAAAATTCGTCTATTCAATGTTCAAACTGGAGAAATCTATGCTGGTCTTTTAGATAAACTAATTTCTTTTTGTGATAACCACAACTACAAATTTGAATTATCAGAGAACAAATATTATGGATTGCCTGGAGAAATGGATGAGGCTATTTCTTATGAGGGCGTTAAGGATTACATGAAAAGCATATGCTCTCATGAACCAAGAGACTATCAAGTTCAGGGAGTATATGATGCATTAAGATACAAAAGAAAGTTACTTCTTTCCCCAACTGCATCAGGAAAATCATTAATGATTTATTCTGTTGTTAGATATTTTACAGAAAAGGATTGTAAGATACTTCTTGTAGTCCCTACTACATCACTTGTAGAGCAGATGTACAAGGACTTTGAAGACTATGGTTGGAATGCATCTATGCATTGCCACAAGGTCTATGGTGGTAGTGAGAGAGTGTCTGATAAATCAGTAACAATATCTACCTGGCAATCAATCTATAAGTTAGATAAAAATTATTTTTCAAACTTTGATGTTGTGATTGGAGATGAGGCACATCAATTTAAATCAAAATCTTTAGTTAGCATTATGTCAAATCTTCATGATGCTAAGTATAGATTTGGTTTTACTGGAACACTTGATGGATCTCAAACTCATAAGCTCGTACTAGAAGGATTATTTGGACCCACATATAAACTTACCAAAACTGATGATCTCATCAAGCAAGGATATCTGTCCAAATTAAAAATTAAAGTTCTTCTTCTAAAGCATGAACCTCAAAAGTTTAACACCTATGAGGAAGAAGTTCAATACCTAATAGGAAATACAAGAAGAAATAAATTTATTAGAAATCTTGTTACTGATTTAAAAGGAAATACTTTAGTTCTATTCAATAGAGTAGCAACTCATGGGGAACCTTTATATGAGATCATAAATAAGCATGTTAGTGGAAACAGAAAAGTATTTTTCATCCATGGTGGTGTTGACACTGACGAAAGAGAACTAGTTAGAAAAATCACAGAGGAAGAGGCAAATGCCATTATCGTTGCTTCTTATGGCACTTTTAGCACTGGTATCAATATTAAAAATTTGCACAATGTAGTATTTGCTTCTCCAAGTAAATCTAGAATTAGAAACCTTCAATCTATAGGAAGAGTACTTAGAAAAGGAAAAGAAAAAGTTTCAGCAACATTATATGACATTGCTGATGACATGACTCATAGTGGCAAAAGAAATTACACACTCAATCATTTAGTAGAAAGAATCAAAATTTACAATGAAGAGAATTTTGATTATGAAATAATTACAATAGATTTTAAAAAATAATGGAAGAAGAATTTTATGCAGCAATTAAATTAGTATCAGGTGAAGAAGTATTTGCTTTAGTATCTCCTTCAGAGGAGGGTGATAGAACTATTTTAATTCTTGACAGTCCTGTTATTATTACTCCAATTACATCTAAAAATGGAATGATCCAAGGGTATAAAGTTGAACCTTGGATGGCACTTCCAGATGATGATATGTATATCGTTGATATGTCAAAGGTGATTACTATGACAGAAATCAACGATCAAGATATTATTAATATATACCATAAGTTCAACAGATCCTCATCAAGAGTATCCATAGACAGAAAGATGGGTCTCATCTCAAAAGTAGATGAAGCAAGAAAGACTCTAGAAAAGGTTTATAGAAATAGTTAGCTATTATTTTTCTTGAAACCCCACAGAGTTATTTTACTGACAAAACAAATACTTGTCAACTCCTTGTCAAGGGACTATAATAATGGTATTATGTGAACACTTTTAATTTTAGTTTATGTTAGCAGTAATGACCAAAGGTAAAAAGAGATCAGAGCACTATGTAAGTAATAAAGAATTTCACTTAGCTCTGATTGAGTATAAGAAGAAAGTCATTGCTGCCAAAGAGCAGGGTCTTCCTAAGCCTAGGATTACCAACTATTTGGGTGAGTGCTTCTTGAAGATTGCCACACACTTATCATACAAACCAAACTTTGTCAACTACATGTTTAAGGATGACATGATTTGTGATGGCATAGAGAATTGTATTCAATACATTGATAATTTTGATGTAGAGAGGACCAATCCATTTGCATACTTTACCCAAATTGTTTACTATGCATTTCTAAGAAGAATTGCAAAGGAGAAAAAGCAACTAGAAATCAAAACAAAGATTATTGAAAGATCTGGATTTGATGAAGTATTCTCTGCTGACATTTCTGAACTGGGATATACTTCATCAGATATGAATAATATTAAAGATGGTATTAACTATAGATTTTCATGAAAGTTGCTATCATAACTGATACTCATTATAATTTTAAAAAAGGTAGTCAAGTCTTTCATGATTATTTTGAAAAATTTTATAATGAAGTATTCTTCCCAACACTAAGACAAAATAAAATTGATACAGTCATACACTTAGGTGATATCTTTGATAATAGAAGGGCAACTGACTATTGGAGTATTGACTGGACAAAAAGAGTTGTGCTTGAACCTTTAAAAAAATATAAAGTTCATTTAGTTCTGGGCAATCACGATATCTTTTATAAGAATACAAATAAGTTGAATAGTCCTGAATTGTTGATTGGTAATTATAAGAACATCAACATATACACTAAACCAACTAATGTTCAAGTTGGTGAACAACAAGTACTATTCATTCCCTGGATATCCACAGATAATGAGCCAGAGACCCTAGCAGCAATTCAAAACACCTCAGCAAGGGTGGCTATGGGGCATTTGGAATTGACAGGGTTCTATGCCCACAGAGGGCACCTTCAGGAGTCAGGAAGAGATAAATCTGCATTTGATAAATTTGACCAAGTTTTTTCTGGACACTATCATACCAGAAGTGATGATGGTAAAATTTATTATCTTGGAAACCCATATCAACTTTATTGGAATGATTATGGGGATACTAGAGGATTTACAATTTGGGATACAGAGACTGGTAAAATCACTCCAGTTAATAATCCATTTGAAATGTTTAAGATCTGTCACTATGATGAAGATTCATTAGAAGAAGATCTGACGCCATATCAAGGATGTATTGTTAAATTGATAGTCAAAAATAAAACAGATCAAAAAAGATTTGATAAGTTTCTTGACAATTTAATTAAGTCTCAACCTCAAGAATTGAAGATTATTGAAACAGTAAAAGTCAATGAGCAGTTTGATGCTGATGAAATAGTAGAGAAAGAAGATACATTGTCCCTTCTTAAAAGATATGTTGATGAATCAGAAATTCAGTTAAATAAAACTAGAATTAAAGATCTAATACAACTGATCTATCAAGAATCATTTCAGATGTAATATGTACATACTTACAGTCTCTGATGAAGAAAAGGAAGGAGCATATGCGGTAGAGAATAGACATGGGCAGAAAGTTCTGTTTATGTTTGAAGAGGAAGATGACGCTCAAAGATACCTTTCTATGTTGGAGGAGTTAGACTATCCAGATATGGAAGTCACTGAAGTAAACCCTCAGGTTGCAATTATGGCTTGTGACCATTTAGATTATAGTTATGCTATAATTACCCCAGATGATATTGTAGTTCCCCCTGATTATGATAAAGTTTCAGAACCTGAAATATAAAAATTTTCTTTCTTCTGGAAACTATTGGACAGAAATTAAGTTAGACCAAAATACATCAACTTTAATAGTTGGTCATAATGGAGCGGGCAAAAGTACAATACTTGATGCTTTAACTTTTGTATTGTTTAATAAACCTTTTAGAAAGATTAATAAGAACCAATTAATCAATACTATTAACGAAAAAGATTGTTTGGTTGAGATTAATTTCACAGTAAGTGGTAAACCATATTCTATTAGAAGGGGTATGAAACCAACTCTGTTTGAAATATACAGAGAAGGTGTTTTGTTGGATCAAGTAGCATCTTCTAATGATCAACAGAAATGGTTGGAACAATCCCTACTCAAATTAAACTATAAGTCATTCACTCAGATTGTAATTTTAGGTTCTTCTAATTTTGTTCCATTTATGCAATTATCCTCTCAACACAGAAGAGAAGTTGTAGAGGATCTTTTGGACATCAAAGTTTTTTCAATAATGAATGATGTTGCAAAAATCAAAATCAAAGAACTCAAAGATGAAATTAAAGAATCTGTTTATAAAAAAGAAAATTTAGAAGACAAAATAGATTCTCAAAATAATTTTATAGAAGAAATTAAAAAGAGGAAGAGTAAAGATATAGA